TGCTGCCGCAATGGGCCATCATGATTCAAAAGACGCTTTACGCATGGCCTATACCCGTGAAACAAAAAAATTAAAATAAATTTTCGTAAGCGTTCGTTTTGTTCACAATGTTCGATTTGTTCGTTTATAATGAATAATGGAGAACGTGTAAAACGCACTCCCTTTCACCTCTTTCTCCTTCGCCGCCTTTCCCCGGGGCGGTAATACCGGGGAACTATTGCAAAGGAGATTATTATGGAAAAATTAACATATTACCAAGTTAATAAACTCTGTAAATTGAAGCCGCAAGGAATCGTTACTATCAAATACCATGCGGGAGGAGAAACAATCCCGGTTCAACTTAAAACTCAACTGAGCCTTGTGGAAACTTCCGCCTTTGTGGATTATGTTATCCTGGGGTCCTTCACAGATGATGGCGACTATAATCCTGAATATCAGGAGTTGATGATATTCGGCGCAGTTCTAAGATTTTTAAGCAATGTTCCGTTGCCTGAAACGGAAGACTACGAGGGTGAAGAGAGGCTGATCGACCTTGCAACACTGCATGAATTGATGAATTCGACAGACCTGCTCACCCGCATCCGCGCCATGTATAATTCCGAGGACGAAGACGAACGCCGGCTCTGGAAGCTTTTTGACCGACTGGATTGCATGGTGCTCGAAAAGACTTCGTTCCTCCAGCAGAAAATGGCTAGTAAATAGTGATCTCAAAAATATACCAGAGAACCGCCATCCCTCAGGCGGTTCTCTATTTTTATCCAAAGGCAGGTGAAACTAAGTGGCAGCGTTAAGATACAAAACTGCGAAAGAAATGGAAGAGAAAATAGATAATTATTTTGAATCATTGAAGGGCCAACCGCTTTTAGATTGCGAAGGCCAACCTGTTGTATGCAAAGGCCGAATTGTTTTCTTAGAAGAACCCACGCCGCCTACAGTCTGCGGACTAGCGTTGCATCTTGGTTTAAAAAGCCGCCAGTCTTTATTGAACTATAAAAACCGATCCAAAGCATTTGAAGAAGTGATATCCCGGGCAAAGCTTCGAATTGAAGCGTATGCAGAAGGAAGATTATTTGATCGAGACGGATCACGTGGAGCACAGTTTACGTTAGAGAATAATTTTGGATGGAAAAAAGAAGATGCATCAAGCGATGGAGAAGGAAATAACCTTATAGATGCTATAGCAGAAAGTTTAAAGGATTTGAACAAGCGTGAAGTATGATAAGTTCAGCCAAAAACAAATAAAGGCCATGCTTTGGTGGAAAATGGATCGTTACAGAGGCTTTGATGCTATTGTTTGTGACGGCTCTGTACGATCTGGGAAAACCCTGTCAATGACGATAGGGTTTATTTTATGGAGCCTTGAAAACTATCAAAATCAAAACTTCGCTATTTGTGGTAAAACAATTGCCTCAATACGGCGCAATATTGTAATGCAATTAAAGCTATGGCTGGGCGGAATTTGTGAAATCGTGGAGCACCGTAGCCAAAACTACATAGATATATCTATTCGAGGTAAAAAGAATCGGTATTTTATATTTGGAGGACGGGATGAATCAAGTTATTCATTAATTCAAGGTATGACGCTTGCTGGTGTGCTGCTGGACGAGGTGGCGCTTATGCCTCAATCCTTCGTGGATCAGGCTCTCGCCCGCTGTTCTGTGCAGGGGTCGAAGTTCTGGTTTAACTGCAACCCAGAAAACCCTAACCACTGGTTTCACCGGGAGTGGGTTGAGGAAGAATATGGCAAAAAGAACAGACTTCATCTTCACTTTACGATGGATGACAATTTAAACCTGACACAAGAAGTAAAGCAACGCTATGAAAGCATTTACACCGGTGTGTTTTATGAGCGCTATGTTCTTGGTCTGTGGGTTGTGGCAGAGGGTGCAATTTACCCGATGTTCCGAGAAAAAGAGCATCTTGTTCCGTGCGAGGAGAGGAAATACGATCAATATTATATTTCTTGTGATTACGGGACGATGAACCCTTTCTCAGCAGGATTATGGGGAAGATATAAAGGCGTTTGGTACAGGGTAAAGGAATATTATCATAACGGACGCGCCAGCAAGAATGTAAGGACGGATGAACAATATTATAAAGACTTGGAAACCCTTGCCGGGAATCTGCCAATACGATCCGTTATCGTTGACCCGTCAGCAGCGAGTTTTATTGCATGTATCAGGAAGCATGGAAGATTCAACGTAACTTCAGCAGAAAACGATGTGCTTAACGGTATTCGAAATGTGGCAACGTGCCTACAGGAGAAAAAAATCCTATTTAATGATTGCTGCAAGGCTACAGTATCCGAATTTAAATCTTATGTATGGGACGAAAAATCCGGAGAAGACAAGCCGATCAAGGAAAATGATCACGCTATGGATGATATCAGATACTTTGTCAATACAGTAATCAAACCCAAAAGAGGATTTATCACAGCTGGAAATCTTACATTCAGGTGATCTTTATGATACAAATGACGCAAGAACAATTCAAAGGGTACGGAGCAGAAAATATTTCTGAGATAGCTGCGTTCGCGCGCCCATACCTAGAACACAGAATTGACCTTTATAAAAAATACGCACGCAAATTAAACGAAAATCAGATTATGGGAGAGGGCGATGCCGGGAAGATCGTTGTTGCCTTTGAATACTATATCGTCAATATGGTTCAAGGGTATCTTGGCGGGAAATCTCCTATGTATTCTGTTGCAAGGCCTTCAGATTATACGCTTTCTAAAAATGAAAGAGGAATCATTCAAAAAACAGCAAATAAGATCAGAGAAGCCTTTACCGGGAAGAAGCCAAGATATAGTGATGAGCAAAAAAAAGCATATGTGGATTCGTTTTCGGAAGCAATTGAATATATCAGGCGATACAACGATGATGCCGCAACGTATGTAGAGATCGTACACGATTATCTCATAACGACTGCGGCATATATTTATGTTTACGAGAACGAAGATAACGAGATAGTATATACCCGTTTCGATAGTAAGCAAACGGCTGCGGTATATGATTACGCTACTCCTCCGAACATGATTGGCGTCGTCAGAATATGGAAAGAAAAGGATATGTCAGGGAACGATATTGACGTAATCGAACTGATTGATGATTCCTTACGACGAAAATTCGTTGATCGGGTTCCGCAAGAACCGGAAGAGCTTCATTGGAACGATGTCCCATGCGTTGCTTTTGAAAACCCCGATGGGATCGCAGTGTTTGAACCGGCGCTCGAAACGATCTCTGCTTATGAAACAAATTTAGGCAACATACGTAGCATGACGAAATACAATGACGAAGCCAAACTCGTTTTTATTGGATATCGGTACGAAAACGACCTCACGAAAAAGGATGAAGATGGGAATCTTGTGCCGAACCCTGACAGGGAGATTGAAGAAGAGATCATAATGAGAGCGCGTTCTTTATGCATTGATGGCGCAGACAGTACGAGCGGCAGCATTTCGTGGCTAATTAAGGATGTAAATTACGATGGAATTCTTGGAACCTTGAAACAATACCACGATCTGATAACGATGGTCACAGGCGTTCCGAACATGACGGATGAAGCGTTTTCCAACGCTGACAACGCATCTGCATTAGGATACAAGCTCTATGCGCTCGACCAGTATTGCGCTACATTTGACCGGATTGCAAAAAAAGCACTTCTTCGCCTGTGGGAACTGATTACTGGCCGACTAAATCTCAAAGGTGAAAATTTTGATTTTAGAGATATTGACATCAAATTACAAAGGAACATACCAACCGACCGGGATAAAAGCCTTTCACGCGCCATTGAAGCTTATAGAGGCGGCTTAATCAGTCAGGAAACAGCAATCAACGAAAGCCAAATCGAGGTAGATGCAAAGGATGAAATGGAACGGCAGAAAACAGAGCAGGAAGAAGATTTTGAAACCATGAAGAAGCGCAATGAAGAATTGAGAACCGAAAGTGAAGAGGACGGAGATGAAGAACAGTCAGAATCAAATCAAGACGTTCTGGAAGATTCCTGACGCACAGCAGGAAAAGCTACTTTCATTGATTGAAACTGAGCAGAAAGAACTATCGGACACCTTGCAATCAGTTCTTGACCAATTCGGAAATACTGAAATGAAAGGCTACCTACCAAGACAGAAAATAGAACGTCTGTATCGCGCAATCAGAAGATGGGAACAAGATGGATATGACGAGGGAGAGATGCGGCTATGGATGAATGATTTAAAAAAACGTCGTAGAATACGTGGCGAGGAAGCCTTTTTCATGTTTCTTTTCGCCTCAATGGTGAACTATAACCGTGCAGTAGCGAAGCGGAGCCTCCCTTTTCTGACAGCTTCCGCAATAGCTGCATACAACCATTCCTATAAGATGGCACATGCTGTTACTGGAAAAGGGAAGAGGCAGGAAATCAATCAAAATTTTGTGAAATCATCCCTTGACGGAACGCTTCCGTCAGGGGGCGACTTTTATTCTGGGTTAGAGAATGATGCACATTACCGAGCGCGTCAAGTTCAAGAACAAGCCATATCCAACTTAATTCAAAAGAAGCCCCTCGATATGAATTCTCCTGAATTTGTACGAATCATGAACGCACAAAAACATTGGCAGCTAAGGAGAACGCACGCTTCGGTAGCTGGCGGATACGCCGGATACTACGACATGGTTACATCTTTCATGGTTCATACCGCTGTTGCACAAGCGTACAAGGATGCACAAGTGAAAGAATACAGGTTTATTGCGGTCATCGACGACGTTACCACGACTACATGCAAAGGATTGAACGGGCAAACGTTCCGCATGTCGGATATGAAAATGGGGATCAACTTCCCGCCCACCTACCCGCCGCCGCATCCATGCAGAAGCATTACCGAGCCGATCAAATAGGAGGGATAAATGTGCAGGTTATTGTTGGGGAAAACTGCTATGAAGTAACCAAGCCGGCAGCAAAAGCAATAATGAGAGAAGCGAAAAATGCGGCTTCACATGGAACGGTCTACGCTATCCAAAAAGGGAAATTCATAACGCTTGTAAATCACAAGGGAGACGGACGGTATTTCCGTGAAAACGGATTCAAAATCTACAGAAAAAGGGTGGTTTATGGTGGTCATCATCATAGATGAAGACGGTAGGGAATACACCTCGTTCATTTCGCAAACTCTGGATCGGCTCAAACAATACGATGTGAGAAGCCTCGCGATTGTTGCGCTGACAAATGGCGAAGACGATTCCGTTACAGCTTATTGGAACGCATCGTTGAATGATATCATAAAATCCAAGGATGTGATTGAATATGACGCAATAGACCGGTTTATTGAAGCCAACCTTCAACGGTATCAAGCCATTTTAAACGAACAACTTGAAAACGATGATTAAGGGAGCTATAAAGGCTCCATTTTATCATACAAAAAATCGACGAAAGGAATGATTACATGCCAGAGACAAATGAAAATTTGGAACCGACCCCCAAAGGCGAAGAAGTGAACTACGATGACCTTCTTAAATCCGATGAACGGTTTTCTTCATGGCTTAAATCAAAGACCCAAAAAGCAGCCGAAACCGCCGTGCAGGAAGCGGGCCGGAAATGGAAGATCATGCACGACAACAGCATGAGCGAAGCGGAGCGCTTGCGCAGTATGACGGCGGAGGAACAAGCGGTGTATTACCGTAAAAAGTATGAGGACGCAGAAGCATCCCATCAGCGTAAGGAAAACGCTCGGAAACTGGAAGGAGAAACGGCTTCCCTGTTTTCGCAGAGCGGCATTCCCAACGAATTCCTTCCCTTGTTTGATTTTGAGACGGCGACCGCCGAAAGCGTAAAAAGCCAGGTTGGGCTGCTGTCCCAATTCGAGTTTTACCCGAAGGGGACGTTTGAGCAGAAAGTTCAGGAAGGGATAAACCAGAAGCTCCAACAAAAGCCGCCTACCTCGTCATCCTCCGGAGGCGGAGACGAAGACTTGGACGCACAGATCAATAAGGCGTTTGAATCTGGGGATCGGGTAACGTACATCAAACTCATGAACGAAAAAGCGAAAAATACAAAAAAGGAGTAATTTAAATGGCAGATCAGATTGCAACCAGTTTTGAAACCCCTAATTACTCTGGATTGCTTTTCAACAAAGGCAATACCAGAACGCCGTTTTCTTCTATGATTGGAGGCAAAACAAAATACACTGATCATGTGGAATTTGCTGTTGGACAGGAATACACCACAGACGGCGGAACACAGCCCGCGATCAGTGAAGCGGCATCTTTGAAAGCGCCAGAAGCATCTGTAAAGAAAAGAAAGCAGACTACCAACGTAACACAGATTTTTCAAGAATCTGTTGGCATTTCTTATGCAAAGATGTCTAACATGGGCACGCTCTCCGGCCTGAACGTTACGGGCCAGAAGGCGAATCCTGCGGATGAACTGGCGTTTCAGGTCGATGCAAAAATGAAAAAAATCGCCAGGGATATCGAGTACACTTACCTAAATGGTGTATACGCAAAAGCAGATTCCGATACCAAAGCCAACAAAACACGCGGCATTCTCCCGGCCATTACATCCAATATTGTTGACGCTGCGGGGAAGCCGCTTACTGTTTGGATGCTGGCTGATGCGCTAAAAGTTATCTATGAAAGCAACGCACCGACAAACGGATTGGTGGTATGGCTTGATGCTATTAGCATGTTCCAACTCAACGCCGACGCGCAAATGAACGGAAACACAATTGTTCCGGCAAGCCGTGAGGTCAACGGAATCAGTTTATCGAAAGTTCTGACACCGTTGGGGGAGGTAAACCTTTACCTAGGAGAATTTCTTCCAGCCGGAACCGCTGGAATCTTCAACTTTGATGTGATTTATCCCGTTGAGCAGATGACCCCAGGCAAGGGAAATTTTTACCTTGACGCACTCGGAAAAACCGGCGCGGGTGAAAAATACTATATTTTCGGGCAGACTGGTCTTGACCACGGCCCGGAGTGGTATCACGGCAAGATCACGGGGATTTCCACAGAATTCAAGGCTCCAACCGGAGTTCGTGATGTAAATGTGTTGAGTATGCCTGAGGCTACGGGTACTTGATATGGATATTAATGCAGAGATCGAAAAACTTATTCCAAGAATCTCCGAAGAACTCTCCGCATCTGATGCATTGAGCCTGAGAGGTATATATGAGGACGCATTGGAAATCGCCCTTGCCAAATCCCACAGAACGGAGCCGAACGCCGCGCTTCTGGTTCTCGTTCGGAACTACGTGCTTTCCGTATGGAATAAGCGTGGCGACGAAGGGATGACCGGTAGCGGCGCGGGTGGGCAGACATTCAGTTATGAGGATGCGGAAGAAAAATTATCCAAAGAAATCGTAAGAGCAGGATTGCGGGTGCCGAGACTATGAAAAACAGTACGCTTGTGACAATATGGTATTGCAGCCCTGTTTCCGTCAACGATGGAGGAGAAGTTCTTCAACACTTCGTCAATCTCAGAAGCACAAAAACAAACATTCAGACAGACCGAAGCGAACTGGATATTCAGTCGTTCGGGGAATACGTGGATGAAATTGCGAAGCTGCGCTTCACGAAGCTTCCAGAAATCCAGAAGGGCGACGCAATCTATTTGCGTCGCCCTTCTCCTATTGGGACATTTGAAAAAGAAGGTAAACCGTTCACTGACTATGGGGCGGGGGATTACCGCGTTTTGCAGGTTCTCCCTTCGTTTGTTGGAGCGAACCCCTTTCGGAACCCAACCACGGTTATTATCCGCGCTGAAACGAGGTGAACCATGTTTGAGATCAAAATAAATGGGCTGCAAGAGCTTGAAAAAAAGATCGCGAGGACGATATCTGGAATGCCGGAAGCGGCTCGTCGCGGCGTGGAAAAAGGCTTAAAAACCACTGCCGGAATTGCAATTCGGCTTGCGCCCGGCGTTGTTGCAAAATCCATCAAATTTGAAATCCTCAACGCCGATGGGAATGAAGTGGCGGGCCGGGTGTTCACTGACACGTCCATTACATCTTTTGCGCCTTATGTTGAGTTCGGAACCGGCTTGAAGGTTGACGATCAAGGGAACCCGGAAGCAATACGCCTGAAGCGTGCAAAGAGCATACCGTGGTATATTCATGTTTCGATGGTTCCAAAGTCGTTTGAAAAGTACGGGTATCCGAAAGTCAAAATCAATGGTCAAGAGTATTGGGAATGCGACGGAATGTATCCGCATCCCTATATGCACCCCGCCGCATTCCAAAACCGTGAGGGCACAGTGAACGCCGTTGCGGTTGAAATCATCAAACTATTCCGGGAGGCTGTGGTATGAGGCTCTATGCGTTCAGCACGGAAGGGATCACGCGGAAGATAACCGGCGCTATTTCGGAGATTGAAAGCTTCGGCAAAGACCGTGTGATTCTCACCAATCCGAGCGCCAGCGCGGAATTCCCTTGCTGTGTTGTGCAGCCTCCGCTTCAAAAGGAAGTTTACCTTGATGCGGGGCGCGACCTCTCAATCACCGTTGAGGTATGGGGCAGCCGGCAGATGGAAGTGCTTAGACTATTCGATCAAACGTCAAAAAAGCTACAAGGATTGAATTTGAAGCTCACAAACAACACGCCCCTTCACAGGGACGAAATCACAGGCAAATGGCGTTACGGCGGATATTTTGAAGGCCGCTGGAATGCAATTACAAATCACATTGAAAGGAATTGATGGTATGGCAGAATTTAATGCCGACGCAAAGACTACGCCGAAGGGCACAATGCGAACAGAATTGTGGTATGCGAAGAGTGGAGACGGCGCAGAAATGAAGCAAATCTTCATGGTACAGGAAATTCCGAAGCTCGAAAGCGCACCGGAGCAGATTACCTATACGGCGCTTGAATCTTCGGAGGAATTTGCGACACCGGGTAAAAAGAAAAGTGAAACTCTGGAAGTTCCGGTTTTATATGTTGCAGAGCAGCACAAGGAATTAAAGACGATTTCAGAAAGCCATACGCGCGTGTGGTTTTTTGTAAAGCTGCCGGACGAAACAGCAGCTGAGAGTGGCAAACCGTTAACGTATAAATTCCCTGGGACCCTCCATCTTGCGGGAGACGCAATTTCAGACGGTGACATGATCAAGGACACGATCACTATTTACAAGGATGGCAAGGTTGAAGAAACCGAAGGGCTTCCGTCAGCCGATCTGTGAGAGTAAAGGAGAAAAACAATGGTTATTACAACAAAAGAGAATACTGTGGAAATCCGCCTCACCACCCGGAGCATGGCAGTGTTTGAGGAAAAATTTGGGATCAAGGATTCAATTCAATTTTGGAAACGTGCGGCGGCAGGTCCTAACGTTAAGATACTGGCAACGGCCCTATTCACATTTTCAAAAGAGGTTTCCAGTTTGGACGATGCCTTTGACCTTATTGACGAATGCAGGACTGAGGGAAAGACCATCTATGAGTTATACGAAGAGTTGATTCAGGAGGCAAATGGCGGCGGTTTTTTCAAAAAATTTTACACCGTAGAGGAGCTGAAGGAGGAAATGAAAGCACCGGCGCTCGATCTGGAACAGATTGTGAACTCTGCGGTGAATACTATGGCGAAGGATGCAATAATTGGCGCGGTTTAATTGCTGCGATACGTCCGGAAGCATACAAATGCGGGGTCAAGCCGCTTGAATTCCAGGAAATGTCACTCTTCGAAGTGCACGAATACATTGAAGCGTATCACGAACGCCAAAAAGACAAATTCAGGTATGAGGCGATTCTATTAAGCGGGCTTGCGTCCCAAGTCATAAACGCATTTTCACAACAACCGAAGAATTTGACGCTCAAAAAGATGTATCCCGAACTCTTTGAAGAGCCAAATAAAAATATCCCCCCGGAACGCAAAGAAAAGGCGATTGTTCAGACATGGAAAGCGTTCCTTGACGCATAAGGGAGGCTCCGTAAGGGGCTTCCCCTTCATTTTGGATGAAATCTGGTGATTATATGGCGGTAACGGTCGAAGAAATAGAAATCATTGTCCGCGCGAAAGTCGAAGAAGCATTAAAAGAGCTACGAAAAGTCCAGCCCGAATTACAAAAAATCGGAGCCGCCAGTTTGTCCAATATGTCCAGTCAGGCAAAAACAATCGTGCCTTCGGTCTCCAAAGCGGCGGAGGCCGTGAAGAAATCCAATAAGGAGATTCAGGCAGCGGCAAAGGCTGCTGCGGATCAATATGGTGATCTGAACAAGATCATACAGGAAACCGAAAAACACGCAAAGAACGCGGCAACGCATACAACGATTCAGCAAAGAAGCGCTGATTTGGGTAAAGAGGGTAAAGTGCTAACCCCTACTGCGCCTCTCAATGCTTATATGCAAGACAAAATGTCATATGAAAACCTCATGGCGTCCATACAGGGAAATTGGTTGGGAAGTAATGTGGCATCTCAGACGCAAGAGGCTACAAAACAGGCGCAAGCGCAGATAGAATATATATCTCGCATGAAGCAAGAGACGAATCGAGTGATTGCGGCCCTTCGAAAGCTTGGCCCTGTTGGTCGGGCAGCGGCGCAGGCAGTCGCGGCCGCAACGAGCCAAGCAACTGATGAAGCAAAGAGATACGAAAATCAAATTAAAAAAACCGCCAAAACGGCCCAAAAAGACTTCGGGAGCATGGGCTACTACATAAAGAGGGCCCTTATGATGACTGTTGTTTGGGGTGGAATGCGGGCGGTCACTTCAACGATCAAAGAAGGGATTCAATCCGCTATTGCCGCGCCGGAAACCGAGAACCTTTTCAGGGTTGCCCTTGGGAACATGGCAAACGACGCGGAGCAATTCGCCGTGCGGTTAAAAAATAACCTTGGCCTTGATGAATATATCACAAAGGATATGTTGGGAACTTTCCAGCAGATCGGAACAGCGGTTGGCGTAGGCCAGAGCACGGCATACGGAATGAGCAAAAGCATGACGATGCTTGCAAACGACATGGCAAGCCTCTACAACGTAGACCCGCAGCAGGCTTATGAAAACCTGCAATCAGCCCTCACAGGGCAGGGAAGGGCCGTTCGAAAGTATGGCTTTGTCATTACCGAACAAACCATCAAAGAGGCTGCATGGCGCAATGGACTGGTCAAAAACGGGCAGGAATTAAACGAACAGCAAAAATATGTTGCGCGCGGAATCGCTTTAATGGAACAGTCTAAAAACGCGCAAGGCGACATGGCAAATACGCTTGGAAGCGTACAGAACCAGCTTCGCGTTTTAAAACAAAGGATTGACGCAGCAAAAAGAAGCTTGGGACAGGCATTTATTCCCGTGATCCAGGCGGCGCTTCCTTGGCTGAATGCATTTGCCGTATTGATCGAGCGAGCGGGAACCGCGCTTGCCAAGTGGACATACAGCAAAATGGGCATGGATTACGATGCGGAGATCGCAAAGCAGAAGCAGGTTATCAATGGCTATAACGGAATTGCGGCGGCAGAGGATGAAATCGGAGATTCTGCGGAGAAAGCCGGGAAGAAGGCTCAAAAATCCTTGCTTCCCATCGACCAAATCAACCGCTTGCAGGCCCCGGCAGAAAACAACATCAAAACCTCTTCAGGGGGCGGCGCGGGTTATGATCCAGGATGGGGATACGAAGTGGACACCGGGCCGATAGCAAACTTCGGGGCGTTGGCGGATGAACTAAAAGAAAAGCTTGAAAAGATTTTGCCGGTGGTTACGACGATTGGCACGGCGTTTGGACTTTGGAAGATCGGCAAGGCCATTTTCCACGGGCTGGAATCCGTTTTAGGCGTTAAAGGACTAAAGGGCGTATCAACTGCGCTCATGGGGTTGGGAATCAAAGGAGGCCCATTAGCGGCAATTGCGGCAATGGTAGCTGTTATTGTTCTACGGTTCGCCGATCTTTACTCCAAAAGCGAGCTGTTCAGGAAAGGAATATCGGCACCTTGGAAGGTGCTAAAAAGCGTGGGCACCGAAGCCATTGATTGGGTCACTAAGAAACTGACCGGCCTATATAACTATCTCGTTCCCGAAGAAGTGAGGGAAAAGATATCAGCATTTTTCAAGGCTTTTGATCTGGATGGTTGGGACATTGTTCTGGCTGCCGTTTTCCCAGCGCTCGAAGCAGTTACTCTTGCCATTCGTGCAATTGGATATGCTGCATCGGATGCCGTGCAGCCGGTAGACCTGTTTCAGGACGGGATCAGCAACGCAACGAAAACAAAAGTTGAACCGTTTGTGCAGCAACTCCGTACTCTGGATGATGCAATAAAGACCATTGATTGGGGAAATAAAATTGTTAAGCAGGAGGATGTTGATAGCATTGCGCAAAAGGTTAAAGCGATTAGGGAAACCATCGTCAAGGAACTGGACGCTGATCACAACGAGGCGCTTGCCAATTTAAAACCTCTCAAAGATAATTTAGGCAGTGAAGCATATCAGCAATTGGTTTCCTCTACCGATAAATATTATGAGCAGCAGAAGCAGAAAACGCAAGATGCAGAATCTCAAATCAATGCGATTATGAAAGCTGCTGCTAAAGATAACCGAAAATTGCGTGAGGACGAAAAAGAAAAAATTGCGCAGTTGCAAGAACAAATGCAGACAACAGGAATTGAAACCCTTTCTGAAACCGAGGCGGAATCCCTTGCAATCATGCGCCGCATGAAAGAAAACTCCACTCGCGTTTCCCTTGAACAAGCCAGTGAGATTATCAAAAACGCAAAAAAAACACACGACGAAAAGGTGAAGGCCGCTGAAACCGAGTACGAAAAGACCATATTCTATGCAAAAAAACAAAAAGAGGCCGGAATCATCACTGAGGAACAGTACAAAGAACTTGAGGCGGCGGCGAAAGCTCACAAAGAAGAGCAAAAAGGAACCGCCGATGATACCTATTATGGCGTGCTTAATAGCGTCAAGAAAAACCTAGGCGAAACCTCAAAGTACATCAATATTGAAACCGGAGAGATTAAAAAGAACTGGCAGGTATGGGGAGAGGATATCGCCAAGAGAGCCGGAGAGACTTGGGAAAATATAAAGACGGGTGCTTCTGAAAAATGGGAAGAAATCAAAAATGTGTTTTCGTTTTGGGGAAACAATATTAAAGAATGGTGGAACACCGAGTGGGCGCCAAAGTTCACAAAGAAGTATTGGAAAGATAAGTTCAACTCAATTCTCGACAGTGCAAAAGAAGTGCTTGCCGACTTGAAAAAACGCTTCGAGGGATGGAGGGCTAAAATTAAAACCCCACACATGTATTGGGATAACAAAGACGGGTTCAACACATCTGGCCTGATTAAGAAGGCTCTCGAAGCGCTGAACCTTCCCACTGTAATACCGAAGTTAAAAGTGCAATGGTTGGCCACAGGCGGCATTTTGGATCGCGCCCAGTTTATAGGTGCGGGAGAAGCGGGTGCGGAAGCAATCGTACCGCTTGAACGCAATCTTGGGTGGCTAAAGAGGCTCGCGGAACAAATCGTGCGCGAGATGGAGAGCTATGCAGCTATCCCGACTGTGACCGTAGATCAGTTCAAGCTTCCACAAAACAGAGTGAACTACTCTGGCGCAGAGGTGAGGACAAATACAGCGGGATCAAGTGATGTCACCCGCGCAAATTCTGCGTTGATTCGTCAACTGCTTTCTGAAGTGAGGGCGCTGCGAAATGATGTAAAGCGCATTGACCCGTGCGTTCAGATTGGAGATGATAAGATTTACAATAGTGCCGTTCGCGGAGGCAAACGGGAAGCATTGGCAACAGGAAGGCCGGCATTTGGGATATAATGCCGGTCAAATTACATTCTTATTCTTTAAATATAGACAAAATAATCCTGATATGATATAGTAAATTCAAGAAATTAAGGAGGGAATAGAATGTATTGTCAAAAATGCGGAACGCACACAGACGGAAAGTTTTGCCCGAATTGTGGAGCGCCTACCCAAGAAGAAAAAGCCGAAACTACGCTGAATGGTCAGTCTGTAAGCACTGCCACACAAGAATCGGTTAAAAAACCGAAAAAGAAAATTCCTACATGGGGAAAGATAGCGATAGCTATGGTGGCAGTATGGATATTACTATTTGCCATATTTCAGGAATTCGGAATGAGCTTAATTGTAGCATCATTGATTGGGGTCATTGTTTACTTAATCAATTTGATTGTATCAGCCATCAAAAAGCGCAATGTGAAATCTATGGGGATTGCACTTGCAGTCTGTGTGGTATTATTTATTGTGGGTGGTATATCTACTGGAGATGGCGCAGAGACAGAGCCTAGCGGCACAGACCCAAGTATTACACCAGCGGTAGTAAACAAAACTGAATCAAATAAGTCAAATGAACAAACTAAAGCGGCTGAAACGGAAAAGCCTAAATCAACAGCTCCTACAGAAAACCCTGAAAAGGCGTATAAAAACCGTTGTAAAAAAATATCTTATAAAGAACTAGCGCGATATCCAGAAAAATACCAAGGTCAGAGTATCAAGTTTACCGGGGAGGTAGTCCAAGTGATGGACGGTCTTTTCGGAAGTGGCCATGCACTCAGGGTTAATGTCACAAAAGACGAGTATGGATTATACGATGATACAGTTTACGTGGAATATCTTCCTGCGTCCGAAGAAGGAGGGAGGATATTAGAAGAAGACATTATAACCTTTTACGGTATGGCAGATGGATTGGAAACATACGAATCCGTTATGGGGCAACAAATTTCAATACCTAAAATTACAGCAATGTATATTGACATAAACTCGTAAACACATATTTGAATAAGTAAACCCGCGCCGCTTCACGATAAGCGGCGCGGGGATTTTATATGCAAAAAATTAATATTAAGGAGCAGGTGAAATGTTCAATCCGCGCTCCACGCGGAGCCCGACACCGGCGGGACTACCTTTGGGCTACTTTTGTATGAATGTTCAATCCGCGCTCCACGCGGAGCCCGACCGTGATTTTCCGCGGTTGTAACCACAATCTTCTCGAATGTTCAATCCGCGCTCCACGCGGAGCCCGACAGCAAAAACAGCCAATCGCTTGTCTGTCTTTACTCCTTTATTACAGCATATTTTACAGGATTTTGCAAGCATCCGACACATACAAAACGCCTGTAACGGCAAAAAAATTAAAAATCAGGTGCGAAATTCCCGACGATTTCGTGTTCGCTCGGGTTTCGCACCTGTAAGTTCATTGCGATACATGTTCTAATAGGTCGCCCGGTTGGCAATCAAGCATTTCGCAAATCCGTGAAATGTTCTCCCAAGATACGAGTTCGCCCTTTCTCAGCAGTTGTATGGTACTTTCTGATAGTAGTTTGTCCCTTCGTAGTTTGTAGGTACTAAATCCACGCTCTTTTAATGCAGATAAAACATCAATCTTATAAATTACAGGCATACTATTCTCCTTTCTGTGGACGCAAACCGCCAAATCTCCACAATATAAATTATATATTAAGCATACACTAAAATCAAGTGTACTAAATGCACAAATTATACACCTAAACTTAGTGCACAAAATCAATAGACATACACTGGCATTAGGTGTATACTATAGTCACAAGGTCAGGAGAGAACGGCGGCAAGACAATGCCGCACCGAAGTCAAGTCAATATCCCCGTGAGGATGAACATGATCTGTGAACAATAGTCGGGAAGATTGCTTGACCGTTCTCTCCACCCTGAATGCAGCGGGGCAACCGAGGCGAACCGGGGCAGCCATGTGAGCCGAACGTATACCCGGCAATAGGCAAAGGCTGACGCAAGCCCAACCGCTCCGCTGCAATTAAAAAACCCCTTGCATCACCGCCTACCAAGCAGATGCAAGGAGCCACAAGCGCCACCAAAACGGAGAGAAACCAAAATGGAGAATATCCGAAATGGGGGTATGCTTATGATACGCTTTACCGATTCAGTTGTCAAGAAAATGGGAGGTTATTTGAAATGAAAAAACACGATGAGCAAAGCAGAGGCCGCAAGCATCCTTGAAGATGAAATTTACGAGTTGAAGGAAGTTGCCGAAAAGTGCTCCGTAATCATGCGCGAGATCACAGAAGGATATTTTCAAAAACATAGCCCTTCCGATGAAAAAGGCAAGATGTGCATTACGCTTGATTTCAATCGAATCAGGATTTTCGCGTCTATCTTAGACGGGCTTATTTTTGATTTGAACAATAAAGCCAAAGAAATTGATTCCATTTCGGGAGAAACAGAAATTAAAACTGGAGGTAACGCCGCATGAACGAATTGCAGATTTTCGAGTATGAAGGAACGCCGGTCAGAAACGTGATGATTGAGGAAGAATGCTGGTGGGTGTTGAAAGATGTATGCCAAATCTTAGGTATCAACAACCATAGGGATTTGCCCAAGCGTTTAGACGTTGACGAGGTGGGTAGATTTGAGTTACCCCACCCTCAAAACCCTACAAAACTTATTGAGATGGTGTGCATCAACGAATCCGGCCTCTATAATGTCATCCTACGTTCCGACAAACCAAAGGCAAAGGAATTCAAACGGTGGGTCACGCACGAAGTTCTTCCCACAATCCACAAGCACGGTGCCTATGCTGTGGATGATCTTCTTGACAACCCCGAACTTGCGATCAAAGCCTTTACCGCGCTCAAAGACGAGCGGGAGCGGCGCAAAGCGTTGGAACTGGAAAACGCACAGCAGAAACAGATCATTGGTGAATTGCAGCCAAAAGCGAACTATGTTGATATCATCCTCAACAACAAATCCCTTCTTACCATCACACAGATTGCGAAGGACTATGGCATGACCGGCCAGAAAATGAACAAACTGCTTTCCGAGCTGGGCGTTCAGTACAAACAAAGCGGCCAATGGCTCCTTTACCGGCAGTATCATGATAAAGGCTATACGCATTCACAGACCATCGACATCTACCGTTCAGACGGCAGGCCCGATGTGGTGATGGAAACCAAATGGACGCAGAAGGGGCGACTGTTCCTTTACGAACTCCTGAAAGGCGTTGGGATCGTCCCGGTGATCGAGCGGGATATAGGCGCGTAAAAAGAATCTGGAAAGCACCTGCTACGGCGGGTGCTTTTTATATACACGAAGGGCAGGAGAAAAAATGTTTACTCCCGGAGATAATCCTATCAGATTGGTAGACGGTCAAAAAGTAAAATGTCCCTCAAAATATGAATACATTCTCAGTGATGTTTCAAAATCTGACGCAGGGCGTACAGAAGATACGGTGATGCACAAAGGAAAAGTGGGGCAAACAGTTTCTCTAAACGTTGGATGGGAGTTTCTTACCACCTCTGAACTTTCGCGGCTGCTGAAACAATTTGATAAAGAATATATCAGGCTTGAATATCTGGATGCAAAAGCAGGGGATTTTCTTACGTCTGAGTTTTACGTGAGCGACCGCACGTCGCCAATGTACAACAGCGAATTAGATAAATGGGAAAGCTTAGAGTTTTCCATCATCAAACGAAGCGGGAAGTGATATTTTGTATAACATTTCGTCGGAAGCCCTTGCGGTACTGCAATCAGACGCGCCACAAGGGATTTCTATTCACGTTAATGGAACAGGTGGGGAATTGAATTTAACGGAATCTGATTTTGTGGGGGATATCACAATAACCCGGCGCTGCGTGGCTGGGGAGAAAATAGAGATCGGTACCGCGATAGCTTCCGAGTTCAAGGCCACACTGCAAAACTATGATGGGCGGTTTGACGGGTTCGTTTTTGAGGGCGCGGAGCTGTTTGTACGTTTTTCTGTCCCCGTTGGAAGCGGAGTTGAATATATCCCCATAGGATACTTTACAATCGACGAGCAGCCCCGCAAACTGTCTACTATCTCAATTACTGCGCTCGACCGCATGGCTAGATTCAACCGGTCGTATGATACAACTACGGCCTATCCGGCATCTCTGTACCAGGTCCTTTCTGACGCATGCTTGAAATGCGGCGTACCTCTAGCAACAACATCGGGTAGCCTTATAAACACAACGTATTCGCCTCCGAAACGCCCCGAATCGGACGGATTGACTTATAGACAGGTTGTTGAATGGATTGCGGAATTGGCCGGTACTTGCGCTTGGATTGATTGGGATGGGAAACTTAGATTGACATGGTATGCGGATACGACAACCCGAATATCGCCCTCAGACCGTTTTACCTCCGATATGCAAGAAAACGATATCACAATTACAGGCATGCAAATCGTGGCAAATGATGAAACGGGGACAGTTTATCAGTCGGGCAACGATGTATATGCGTTGAACATTGAAGGAAACCTTCTTGCGCAAGACAATTTACAAAATCTATGTGATGCACTGCGCGCCAAAATAGATGGCTTTACATACCGTCCTTACACCTGCACGACGATGGGATATCCTCACCTGTGGCCGCTTGATAAAATTATCTATGAGGATAAGGATGGCGTGGAGCATGTCTCAATTATTACAGATCACACGATTAAATTAAATGGAGCATCTGCCATAGCTGCCAAAGGCGAGACCACGCAGCGAAATGGCTACGCAACCTCTGCACCCCTTACATCAAAAGAACGGGCCATTTTAGAGCGTATGAAGGCGCAGACCAACCGCAAGTTGTCTACCATGCAACAAGCCGCCCTTGAACTCAACGAAACAATGGCAAACAGCATGGGGCTTTATAGCACGACAACCGTAAACCCCGACATGTCCGTTACCGCTTACTGGCACGATAAACCTACGCTTGAAGATTCTCAGTACATTTACACCCGGAACGCCGGGGGATATGCGTGGACTGATAGCGGATGGAACGATGGGGAGCCCGTCTGGCAATACGGAGTGACCAAGGACGGCATTGCAATCCTCAACGTACTCCACGTCTACAAGCTGACTGCGGATTATCTCGATGTGCGGGGGCTAACTGTTACCAATGCATCCGGGACGGAAACCCTGAAAATATCCCCACAGGGCGACGTCTCCCTCAACGTCAAAAGCCTAAGCATCACGGGGAACCAGGTGGCGACGCAGGGGGATTTGACGAGTGGGATCAATGGGCTGCAAATTGGAAGCCGGAATTATCTTTTAAACAGTGAAAAAACTTATACAAATCAGTCCAGGGAATTTCTGCAAACACATGACCTTGCACCCATTTTCGATACATATGGATTGGGGGTGTGGACGCTCAGTTTTGATTTGAAAAGCGCGAAAGCCCACTGGGTTAAAGTGTATTGCCAAAATGGGAAGGATTTTCGATACAACATTGGAGAAAACACAATTCAGGCTACAACGTCTTTTAAAAGGTACAGCGTTACGTTTATTCCGTATGTATATGCATCAAATGTGCAAAAATCAATGCTTGCTTTTTTTTCAGAGTATGATAGCGGAGCATTTGTAACTGTCAAAAATTTAAAACTTGAAAAAGGATCAAAAGCCACCGACTGGACGCCCGCCCCGGAAGACCGCTCCTATCTCGTCAACACCCTCTCCCCCACGCAGGCGGACGGGATGTGGCTGGGAAGCGATGGAAAGCTGTATATTAATGCGACAAATATCACCGCTGGGTACTTAAACGCGTCTAGAATCAAATCTGGCACCTTACTATTAGGCGGCTCAAATGGAGTTAATGGCAATTTAAAGGTTGAGGGAAATTATGCAGATATGTATGCGGAATCATATAATTTAAACAATACGCTATATACGTCTTCGTTATCATTCAGAGATAAATCGGGAACTGAACTTTTTTACGCAAGGCCGGTCAAACTTGGCACACTTGAACAGGTTCAGGTTGGAGGACGGCGTGCGTTTTATATCAGGTCTTTAAGCGAGAACGGAAGCACAGCAGCAGAGTTATATCTTGGCGGACCCAAATCAATGGGCACAACAGGTGCAATTGCTTCTATTAGCGCTCCGGATGGAATTGAGTTAGATGGATACATAATGGCATCTGATAGTGTTAGGCTGGAAAATAGTAAAACTATATATGGCAGGACAACAGGTGATGTTTCGCAGCCGATGATCGGAAAATCCACATCCAATCACACGATCGTTGGAAACGGGAATCAGTCTGGCAACACAGAGATCTACTCCAAATCCGGAGGTAGCATATCTTTGTGTTTAGGCGGAACCGAAAAATTTAGAGTAGACGATAGCGGAGCGGCCTTATACGGAAACAACACAAATATCCGCTCCATTAACGGCGCGCCAATTAAATTTTATATCAGTGGCCAGCTATGCGGATATATCGATAAAAGCGGCTGGCACAATCCATAAGGAGGCATTACATTGGCACTCATCAAACCAGGTTATCATTTTCGCGGCCTGAATGTACAAAACGCTTATCTCCGCATCAGCAATCTAGAATACCTTTACGCCGACAAGAAGGTGGCCTATCTAATATCAGCCTACGCAAACAAGAAAGCTTCTGAAGGGGATTTGCGGCTTGACGATTATTATGTCGGAATTACGGACATGCCCCTCGGTGGTAGCGTTCCCGACATCCTCCGCATGATCTACGAGGACATTAAAATGAAGGCGCGGGACGCGGATTCCTATCCTGAAATCGCTGAAAAATTTGCGGACTGCATAGACGACGTGGAGGAAGACTTACCCTCCCCCTCCTATGCCGAGCTCGCCGCCGCAACCAATATCCTGATGGGAGGAGAAAACGCATGAGCATCATCGACGAAGCCCGCGCCATGCGGGCAAGCTATATCGCCCTTGCGCAAAGCGCCCCGGATGAGCTGCTTTCATCCGGGGATTATTTATCGGTTTTTGATCCGCTGTGCGGGGATGGCGGCCTGATCCCCGCGCGCAGCGTGCGCCGCCATGAGGGGAACCTTTACCGCGCAAATGCGGATTGCTGGGATCGGGAGGACAATTGGCCCAGCGCCGCGCCCACCCTCTGGACGCAGGTCACGCCGGACGAATGGCCCGCCTGGGTGCGGCCCTCCGGCGCGCATGACGCTTACAACACCGGCGACAAGGTGACGCACAACGGCAAACAATATACCTCACAAATCGACGGCAACACCACAGAGCCGGGAACAGACGAACGCTGGTGGAGCGAAACGAAAGAATAAATTTTAGGAGGCCTAACCAATGTCAATTGCAACCATCAAGGCCGTTATCGACGGTCAGACGTATCCGCTTACCCTGTCGGAGGACGGGTATTATGTGTTGGCGGGCACAGCCCCGCGCTATTGGGAGGAGGTTACATGATCTACAGCCAGGCAGCAGCAGCCCATATCTATATCGGGGTTGCAATCATATTAGCGATATTGGTCACGTCAATTTTGGGCGTGGCCTTATCAATTATATTATCAACAAGGAGCGATCAACATGTCGAAACCCACAATCTACATCGCCGCCGGGCACGGCGGGAACGATCCGGGCGCGGTAAACGGTAAATACATCGAAAAGGCGCTGACCCTCAAAACCGCGCTGGCTTGCCAGAATTACCTGAGAAATTACGAATGCGAGACCGTCATGGCCCGCACAACGGACAAAAGCTGCAC